TCTTAATCTAGTGTCATGCTCAGACTTTAAATACCATAGGTATCCGCTTACGCCATCTTCACCTGAAACTTCGATCCAACCGATTTGAGCCATATCAGAACCAGAAACAGAATATTTGTCTTTGATAATAATTGGCTTGTTGTCGAAAATTAAGTCATCAGATTCATTAGAACCAACCATTCCGTTTGTTCCTTTGTTGAATTCTGATCCATATATAAATATATCACATTCTATACCAGTTGCCATTGCTTGACCTCCAGCTTCATAGTAAGCTATCACTACTTCCTGAGCTCCACCTGCTACCGATGCTGTTTTTACAATACCTTTGTTAGACAAGCTAGAACCAGGAGTTTTGTCGCTGATCATAACTGTTTGCCCAACTCTTAAAGCTGATGTGTTTTGTGATCCTAGCGCTGGATTAAAGTTAGCGTTAGGAATAGTCCAAGTCCCTTCTGCAACTCCTGCTGCTTGACCTGAAGTACATCCTGTGTACTTAATGTGTAGTCTTCCTTGCTCTGCCCATTTAATAAGGTCAGAGTTAGAAGGCATTTCTGCACCAACCATTCTAAGGAAGGATGCGATTGTTCTGTTACCATATCTTTCGAATTCTTTTTCATAAGTATCAGGTAGATACTGATTTAAGAAATCAAAATTATTGATGTAGTTTGTACTTACAGGCACTTGTTGTGCACTTGGTTGTAAGTCAAAACCTGGGGTTAAATTTACTGCCATTGTTTTTTAATTTTTTTAGTTTAACTTTTTTTAATACTTCTAATTCTGAGTCCTCTTCCACTATCTGTATTTCCAACTGGCCTTATTTTCATACCGTCTTTTGAAACGGCTTGTGGAGCCTGTCTCATATCCATATTAATGTTTTTAGATTTTCTAGTAACATTGTCTACGGCATTTGAAACACCTTGTTCGTAAAAATACTGAGCAAACTTATCAGGGTTCATGGCAACAGATAAAGCTTTGTGATAACCTTTAGCATCTGACATTAAACCTTTTTCATCCGTGTACTTGTTAATAAAATTACTAATGTCTTTTTGAACATTTTTAACCTCATCAGCTGTGCCCGGCTTGTAAGTAAAATTATTTTCACCAACTTTGAAATCAAAACCTTTGAAATCATTGTTAAAAACCTCGTTGGTTTTATTTAAGAAATAATCATACCTCTTTTTGTTTTGCTCTTTAACAGTTTTAGATTCATCAAGATAACTCTTATAAGCATTTAAATTTTCTTTTTGATCAGCAGATAATCCATCCCCACTTGACTCAAGAGGAACTTTATATTTATCTTTTTGTTCATTCAAAAACTTTTTCGCTTTCGCAAGTTCTCGTTTTTTCGCTAACTTAATCTTCTTAATATCTTTTGGATCGTCAATTTCTTCATCGAAATCAAACTTATCTTCAATAATATCTTGAATATCTATTGCGTCTAACCCTTCTTCAGTGTTAGAGTAATAGTTAGCAAGTACAGAATTGTCATCCATAGAATCATAGTCTTTTTGCAAATTGTAAAAATCCTGTATGTTTCTACCGGTTTCTTTTTTGTACTTCAAATACGCAGACACATCTTCAGGTAATGGTTCGTTTGCCTCTTTTTCCGCAAACAGTTCGTCAACTGAATTTATATCTTTGTTATATCTATCTTTAATATAAGAAAGAACGTTGTCATCATTTAACTCTAATGACGGAGTTTTATCTTCTACAGGTTCAGTTTTCTTTTCCTGAACAGGCTCGTTAGTGTTAACTTTTTCCACAACTTGTTCTTGTTGTGGTGTTTCTTCAAACTTTTCTTCATGCTTCTTTAGAAGTTGCTCTTCTATTTCAGCTGTGGATTTTTCTTCAACCAATCCAAGGTCTTTGACTTTTATTTCCATTTAATTAAATTTTATACAAAGTTAAACAATATTTATATTATTTTTTTAGCCTATCTTGGCTCAAACTCCGCCAGATCAAAACCATCCAAACTATCTTCGTTTGACTCAAAACTTACAGGAGGCAAATTGTTTTTACGCTGCTCTATTAATTTAGATTGCTCTGTCGACTGTTGACTTACTCTTCTGTCTTTTGCCTTTTCTCTATCCTGTTCTCTTTGACTTAAATTAGATTGCTCCATGCCTTTTAACTGCATTTGAAACTCAAACTCTGTTTGCATCAACTCTCTTTTTAATTGTGCTTCGTTTTTAAGTTTTTCAATTTCGAAGGCAACATCAGCTTGTCTGTATTGTATTTTAGCTTGAGATTCCATTTGTATCTTTTGCATTTCACCTTGAGACTTTGCTTGCTGTGCTTGCATTTGCATTTGCGCTTGCATTTCCTGTTCTTGTTGTCTCTGTTGTTGTTCAGCTTCTTGTTTTTTCTTACGTTTTAATTTAAGAAGTTGATTAGCCATTTTTAAATTACTAAGCTCTCGTATATCAATAGCATCTTCTAGATTTATATCTTTTTGTGACAATGCCATTTGAATGTTTTGCTCTAGCATTGCTTTTTGCTCTTCATCAGGTGCCATTTCTATAAATATTCCAAAGTCGTACAAGTATAAATGTTTTACATCCTCTAATATTTTTAAGTTGTACTTTCCTATTTGCATAGCAAACTCATCTCTAAAATCTGCGTATTCTAATATGTCAGCTGTTCTTATTGATAAACACTCAGCAATTGTTCTGGTTATATACAAGCTACCCTGAAGCACATGTCTTGTAGCGGTATTAGAATTTAATGCTGCTAATTTTTGTACACCTACTAAAGAATTAGGATCTGGCGTTGAGCCATCTCTTGCTTCGTTTAGTCCAGTTACAGCTCTAATCATATCTAAATAATGATTATAATTAGCAATAAGCATTTGCATTTTACTTGCACCACTATTAGATGTTAATTGAGTAATCGGAACTCTAGCATTATTAAACTCGCCATCTTGAGTATAACTTCTACCGACAACACTACCTGTTTGGAAATACAAGCGCAATGCATCTTCTGGATTATATGCGTTTCCTGTTCCTAAATCAACCTCGTTTAAACCATCTGCATCAATAAATACTCCATCAGGCACAACTCTTGATACCACTTGTTGAATTTTTAAATGTGTCATTTGAATTAAGTCTGCAAAAGGAATCATTCTTCTTACCAAAGACTCTAAAGAACCTTTATACATTCTAGGTGCTGCCGCTACATAATTTGGCATCGCATACTGATTAGAAGATTTTGGTCTTACCATGTTTTCTGATAGTTTCCATTGCAGAATAATATTAGTTCCCATAACCATAACACCATCATACCATACGTCGATTCTTTTAGTTACCTTTTCAAACTTTCCTTCGTCCATCATTTCCTGAGGAGGATTAAACTGATCGTCCTTTTCAACTGTCTTGTATGATCCGTCTGCTAGTTTTTTTCTTTTGTACACAAACGAATGTGTTGTTTTATAATTAAAATACATTAACGTTGCAGTGTCTCTGTAGAACATACTGTTTTCGTAAAACTGCGCAGTATTAAAATAATTATACCATGACTGACTGTACTTAGCAATCTGGTTTAAATCTTCATTTGTTAAATCTGGATCAATCTTAATTAGCTCCGTCATTGGAACTGTTTTTATTTCTCCCCAATAAAAGCAATCCTTAAAATAAGGATCTTCAGTATAGCTATAAACAACATTAGCTGGATCTACATAATCCAGTTTTACGCCAGATCCTGGTAGAAATTCATGCTTTGTTATACCTATACCTATAGTTGTTAAATCATAATCTACTCTACTTCTAATATCATTATAATGATTTTCAGACATCAAAGTATCAATAGCGGTTTCTTGAGCAATTTCAACAGCTGGTTTATATTTCATATTCATAAACAGCTCCATTTCTTCATCGCTTTCCGGAAGCTCGTCTTCATTTGATTGAAAAACATTAACTCCAAAATCGTTATCTATTTGTTGAAATAATGGTTTTGCTAATACCTCACCTTCAATCATCTCCTGAAATTCATTTCTTTTCTCAGCAGACAACGCATCCTCAGCGTAGGCTTTAACTTTAAAAAGTCTGTCTGACATTCCGTTTACTACGATGTCGACAAACTTTGGGATTATAGGTACGGGTGACCAATCTAAATTAAGATAACTTAAGTCGCCATCTATTGCTAATTCATTTTTGTATTTTGCTACGGATTGCTCTCCTCTAGCATACAAACGTAGTCGCATAAACTCACTCCATTGACTATAAAATCTACATGAGCCGCTGTCTCTTCTAAACCATTCGTATTGTATTGCTTGACCTATTTGTAATCCGTACTCTACAGTGTCTTTTGTAGCGTCAGAAACAAATTGATCTGGAAATGCAGCAGCCTGTATATCTATTGTTACTTCTTTCATTTATTAAGTAATTGACTTACTGAGTTCTTGTTATTATATCTCGCAAAGTTAATGCTTATTTTTGATTGTTTTTGAACGGGTGTATACAAGTGTTTTTGATTTGCCATAATTGCTAAACCAGAACTAATCGCAGCATCAAACTTTGTTCTGTTTGTTATGTCAAATTTAGCCCAGTCTTCTAGTGTTCTTTGAAAATACATACTACCTATATCGTCTTTTTCTCTATAATCTCCTTCAAAATCTAATCCTACATATTTCTCAATATACGACTCAATAGCTGAGGCGTGAGATTGCTTAACATCTTCAGATGAGTTTGGAATACCCCCTAACTCTCTTTCAGTCTTAGATAACTTATTATAAGTTTTATCCGGTCTGTTTAAACAAAAGCCTCGGTATCCTCTATTTTTAAAATGATACAATAAACGAGGTTTATTATTTTCACATAATATTGGCATGCCATAAAATATACACGCCATTAAAACTTCTTCAAAAAATATCTCAGCGGTTTGAGGTCTAGCAATATATTCTAAAAAGAATTCATTACTAGGCGCATCATCCATATTAAATTTTGTCTGTCCATGTAAAGCTCCGTTAGAACCTTTACCTACTACAACTCCTGAAATATCATAAGAGTCACAACCAAACGATCCAATATGTTCATTGCCTGGATACATCTTTCCACCCTTCTTTATCACATTGTTTTGAAGAGAAGCTTTAGGGATGTAAGTTACAAAAAATCTACCTCTTTTATTTGGGCTCCAGATTACCTTAGAATCTTTTATACCATCTTTCCAATGGAACCCACCTTGAGTCATAAAGTGTCCCATATTTATAGAATCATTATAATCTATTTGCTGGTATATTTTTGTTAAATTAAATAATGATTGTTTGCTTTCATCTCTAAACGCATGTGACTCTGTTCTAGGAAACTGTCTATAAAATTCATTTAAAGCGTCAGGATCTGAAGTTAATGATTCAACCTCGTTAGTCCAGTAATCTACAGCCCCTTGAGTAATAGGCTCTTTGTCTATTCCTTTAATAGGTTTGTCTGGATTCTTGAACACAGGCATGCCATACATGTCAATAAAACCTTCCATATTCCACTCCATAGGAATAAACAGATTATATAAACCGCTTTTTGTTTGTCCGTTAGAGTTTCTGTTTCTGCAATCAGATGACTCAAATAAATCTTTAAAATTTCTACCACCTTTATCTAACGCATTTGATGTAGATCCCATCATACATTTACCTATGACTTTACTACCTAATCTTAAACATGTTTTGGTTACACGCCAGTTGTTTAATATATTCTCTGGCCTCTCCCATTTACCACTTTCATCGTGTAACAATAACTGTAACTTCTCACCATCATAACTGTTATCAGATGTATTCTTCCAGTCAATTGTTGTGTCTAATCCTTCAAGCTCCTCTTCACTTACTGTATACATATTCTTTTTAGTAATCTTAGAAGCTGGAACACGATAAGCTAATTCTGTTTTAGGCTTATCCATACCATCTTGTATAGGTTTAAAAAAGAAAGGATAGTTGTTTGATATTGGCACTATCTTATCTGTAAACATCTTCTTTGCATCCGCACCAGTTTTTGATAGTATACCTATTCTAGAATCTTTAGTTATTGTCGCTGTGTTAACACCTTCACACGAGCTCATAAATGAAAACCCAGAACGTCTTATTTTTAAATAACACATACCAAAACTTCTTTTATCAGCTTTGCATGCCTCCCAGAATATATAGAACAAACGATTTGCTTCTCTAAAGTCTGGATGACCAACGTCAATCTTTGTCCATTGTAAATACATATAATGTGTTCCTGTAATATAAGTAGGAACACCGTTATTCATAAACCAAAAACCTTCTTCTCTCCTATCAAACTCTTGTTCGATATAATCCACCCATTTGTTCTTGAATTGTATCGGAGCTTCATGCCATTGAAATATTGACTGTATTCTTTTTAATTCTTTACTTATTTCATGCGCCTCCCAATACTGATCATCTTTTTTTTTGGATCTTGAATAAACTTTTGTAGGAGCTTTTGGTAATGCAATATGTAGGCCATTTATTTCTATGACATCACCTATTTGACCTGACTTAGATATAACAACAAAATTATATTTTTCGTTATAACCATAAGTCCAAGTTCTTGCTTTATTCTTTGTAGATAAAACATTTTTTGGAACTACTCTAGTTAGTGTAGTGTATAAGTTATTTAGATCTTGATTCTGCAAATCCTTTAGGGGTATTATTTTTCTTTATATCACCACCCTCTAATAATTGCTTTTCGTCTTCTATTCTTTTAAGGATCTCAAAAGCGTCAAAGATAGCAAGCTTTTTAGTAGCGGCAGCATTCTTTAATCTGTCAGCAGCTAACTCATCATCCTTATCGTATTTAATAATATCTTCTTTAGCTACCTTTATTAATTGTATAACAGCTTTTTCTCCAGCTTTTATTATTTGTTCTTTAATATCTTTAATATCCATTTACATAATCATAGTTATGTTATCTGTAAACATTCTATATAGCTTTTCATCTTCTACATAAAACTCATACTCAGACTCAGGAGTAAAAGACACTTCGTCTCCTACCTTTACACCTAAGTTTTTTAACTCTTGATTGTTATATTTAACAACACCCATAAGAGGTTCTTCTTTGCCGGTCTTTCCTAAAAAAGATTTTTTTGGCGGAATAGGTTTTATAAAACAATACTTAGAATGGCTTTTCCACTCTTCTTTATTATAATACAAAAAAAATTGATCAAAGTCAATAAAGAATAAATCGTCTTTAAAAAAGCTTTTACCACTTTTCTCACGCCCGTACATGTCATTGTAATATTTAAAAACATTATGATGTACTAAAAGTATGTCACCTATATTGACATCTCCTGAATAATTTATTGGAGTTGACACCACTTGCGCATACCTATTAGCCGTTTTATGATCTTCTTTTGATACGCTAATTAAAAAATCTAAGTCTCCTATTTTCTTTACATTATCATACCTAGTGCCGTTTACAGGACGTACAATAAATGAAAATGGAGATTGCATTAAAAGTTTATATTATATTCAATAGAAATAGGTAAGGTAGTTTTAAACTCTTTCCATATAACAATTTCTTTATTTTTTTCTATCCAAATCTTATATGAACTTGCGCCTGAGTCGTGCTGTATTAAATGAATAATATAAGATCCTCCAAGAACATCCTGCCCTACTATGTAATGCATAGCTCCAGACTTATAGTCTGCTCCTATTGAAATCTTTCTAATGTCCATTTAATTAAAATGTAGAATCTAATTTTAGCTTTCTGTATGTAATATTTATATATAAAGTTCCATTCCCTGCACTTGGACTAGCCAAACCACCTAATGTTATTCCTGCGTTTTCTGCAATAAATTCAGCAGGTGAAGGATCGTTTTTATATACTTTTTTACTTGCAGCGTTTAATAAAAGCAGTGGCAATGGTTCTTGAATAGCGCATTGTGTTATATTTA